GTGGAGGTGTACGGGGACGGGTCTACGGGTGACGGTGTGTTTACTCTGGGTGTTGAGCAGATACAGTTTAGGCTTGAGCCAGAACCTGTGTGTCCTACTGAGAGTAACCTAGACTGTCAGGGGTACGAGCAGAGGGGGTCTTATCCGTTTATCTACTACGGTGAAGACGATGACCGTTTGGTTACGTGGGAGTTGGGTGTGCTTATGTACGCCTCTCACGCTAAGTACGGAATAGATACACCGATAGAGTTGATGTACGAGTACCCAGAGATGTGGGACCAGTGGGAGGACAGGGTTCAGAAGTACAACGAGGTGTACGAGAAGTCCGGTGTACACGTCAGGTACGAGCTAAAGGAACTGTGGTTAGCTCACTACCACACGTTGCACGACGTAGAGAAACAGGCTAATCAACTCCCTGTGGACGTTGTGCTGGCCTACGGTACGTCTTACGCAGATACCTGTGGTGTGGCTTACCCTAACTTACGTTTCAACGAAGGACAGCCACCGGCATCCATGTCCCAGTGTGACGTATACACTGACCTACACGAGATAGGACACTCAGTGGGTTTAGCACACGGACCAGAGAACCAGAGTAACCAGAAGTCAGGCTACATATTCCCTGAGTTTGGACACGGGTGGAACGATGTGTGTGGTAAGTACGACGACTTGATGTCATACGGTATCCACGGGGTGTTCCACAGTAACTCTCTGTTGGTGTGTAACGAGGTGGTCAACACGCCTGAGACAGCATCAGCAGGACACAGGCAGATCACTGACACTGCTTACGCTATCAACAGGGTTAGGTACAACGTGTCGCTAGTGAACGACGAGAGTTTTGACAGGAGGGGAGTCTTGAGGCCCGTGGCTACACAGGCCCGTAGACTGAGGGAGTTGATCGTGGATTAACTGAAGAAAAACACAGAGTAACCTCTGTCTTGCTTGGCTACGTCCTCTGGCTTGTCTTTCGGGTCATGGGGCGTAGTCATTCCCATCTGTTGCATCTTACGAACTTTTTCCTTTGACTTCTGACACATACTGTGGTAGTCGTGGGATGTGTAAGATACACTGTGCTTATCGTTGTTGTTCTTCGTTTTCATTATACTGCCGCCCTCTGTTGATATGCTTGTTTTAACATAGCGTATGCCTCTGGATTTCTAGCCATAAATTCATCTATTTTTCCAGACTTTAATAGTTTCTCATACGTTTTTGCTTTTCCCCTAGCGTCTAAAGAATTTAAAGCTGTTTTTTCTTCTGCTTTAAAAGGAATTTCGTAAGAAGTGCCTACAGCCTCTGCGGTTATTTCTCCGGTTATAATTCCAAAAGCTCTGAGAGCATCTTCAGTATTGGTTATTCTTTTAGGCATTAGTTCTTTAAGTCTACTTGCTGATTTACTTGGGTCTAAAATGAACTTAACAAACGCTTCGCTATTTTGATTGTTTAAAAAATTAAAAGCACTATAAACAGCCGTTTGCAGTGGTCCACTTCTTTGTGCAAAATCTGCGGTGTTTCCTCTTAAATATCCTTGTATAGTTTTCTCCATTTGAGAAACCTTTGGAATTAAGTCTAAAAGAAAATTCATTTTTTCGAGAGCTTCTTTTTGTTGTTTTGGGTCGCTAAGGCTTTTAATACCAAGAACCATTTGTTCTTTAACTTGCTTATTACTAAAGTTATTAACAAAATCCATAGCATAATTTGTTGATGGTACTACTTCCCCAGAACCGGATTTAGTCAAAGCGTTTAATACTTCTGTTGCTGTTTTTTCTCTTTGAGAGGCATCAAGAGCTAGTCTATAATTTTCTGAGGATTTTTTTACCGATGTTTGTATTTTATTTTTTAAATTAATTAAATAAGCGGCTTGGTCTGTACCGCCTAAAGCTTCTATTTGAGATTGTAGTTCTTTTAATACAAAGTTTATTCTACCTACTGAATTAGGTTGATAGGCTTCGTAAGCTCCTTTTGAAGCGGGGTTTTTCATAGCTGAGTTTATTATCTGTTCAATTACTGGGTCTTCTCTAAATTGCTTGAATACCTCTACCGGCAAAATATCGTCACTAGCATCAGCATAAAATTTACTAACGACCTCAGAAATACTGCCACGCCCTTCCGGTATAATTGTACTTACTAAATCATCTATTAATTCTTGAGTATTATTAGCGTTTGTTCCGATAACATCAGCTAAGAATCTTTTAGTTTCAGGTGAAAAATTACCACCTCTTTTTAATTCTTCAGCAACAAGGGCTGGATCTGCTGTAGCCGCTCCGGGGGAAAGCACAACTCCTCGTTCTTGAGCTTGCTCTATTGTTTCTGCCCCTGCTCTTCTTGCGGAGGTATCTGGAAAAATGTCTGGACCAGCAACATCTAGTTCTCCTCCTCTGCCCCTAAAAGAAGATACTGTTTTACCAATCAAAGAACCTGCGGACATAAAAGATGTGCTTAGGAACAAAGCTAAACCAGAGTTTAAAAGTCTAGTAGAACTTATAGCGGAGGCTTGTTCAGGGTTTTCTATAAAAGAAAAATAACCACCAGCAGGAGCAACAACAGAGGTTCTAGCCAGTGCTTGTTTTAAAGGAAGACCTTTTGTTGCGGCAATTTCCGCCGCTATTGGAATGGCACTAGCTAAAGTATCCCTAACTAAGAGCTGTGCAAGATCCATGTCTCCTGACTGTTCCGCCGCTAATACTTTTCTGGTAAAATCAGCAGTTGTTCCTTTTTCTACAGCGCCATTAAACTCTAAGAAAGCCATAAGTCCCTGCGGTATTCCTGATACAGCACGTATACCACCAGATTTAAAAACACTGCTCCAAGTTGCTTTGTTTTGTTCTGTTTCAACCCCTTCAATAAGAAATTGGATAGCGTTTGATAAATCCTCATCAGTCGCTGTAGGTATTTCTGTTTTTTCTTCCTCGTCTAAAGATTCCTCAAAAGAAATTTCATTACCAGAGGGAGGCGCAAAAATTGGATCTGTCTCTGTTTCGTACATAATTTATACCTATTCAATAGTATAAAAATTAAAGCGGAATGTGATGTGCAGAATATTCATCAAACATTCTTTTTAAGGCTAACTGTGGAGAAATACCATTTACTCTAGCCTTTTTGGATATTTCTGAATATGTTTGTTTAACCCTTTCTTTTGTTATTGGATCTATGTAAGAAATAAGCATATTGTCTTTACTAAAATTGGGTTTTGTAAAATCGTTAAAAATAGTAGCCATTGCTTCAGCACTAAGAGAACCAAGTGGAAACTGCCTAGTAAAAGAAGACCATTCGTCTTTAGCAAGTTTTACACTTTTTTGTGTTTGCATATTTTTTTCTATGTGCTGTGCCTTTAGAACAGCGGCTGTATTTGCTCTTTCCATAAAGCTCAAAACTTTTTTGTATCCTTCAGCAGTTTGCATCAAATGAGGCACAGAAGCTATAAAAGTATCAAATTCTCTTTCTGTAATAGCGCCTTTTGTTGCCTCCATCCGCTCTCTAACAAATAGCTGAGTAAACGTGTTGTACAAATTAGCGGCAGAGGTTTCCTGACTAAGTTTTTGATATAAAGCATCACTTTCAGAAACACCAAATGCCCCCATTAAAGACAACATTCCTGATTTTACCTGAGTAATATTTTCAGCACCAAACCCAGTAATATCATTTCCGGGTTCTTCTAAAACTAGCCTAGCTTCTGAAATAACACTTAGATTATTTTCTGCCGCCGTCCCTTTAGACAAAATTTCCAAATCTAGTTCAGCAACTCCTTTAGCTAACGCTTGAGCGTATGCTGATTCCGTTTTTTCTCCTAAATCCACTGAAACTGCGGGTTTTCCTGCTTTTTTTTCTAAGCCTTCAAGTGCTGTTGCGTCTACTCTTTGATTTGAGCCTAACACTATAGGATAAGGACTTCCTTTAGGCTGAATGGTTTTTAAAACTACTTTATCAGGGTCTGTAGGACTTACCCACTCTGTTACAGTAGTACCAAATTCAGTTTTATCTTTGTCGCCTTCTCTTGATTTAACTCCTGACTCGTACATACTAATAAAGTCTGGTGCTTTTCCACCAATTTTTTCAGAAGTAAAGGTAGAGAGTTCTCCTTGAAGCATTTCTATAGGTTTTCCTTCTACACCGGCTTGATAAGCAGAACCTAAAACTCCTTGTCGCAAAGCCTCCGCTTGTTTTTCTTTTGTTTCAGCAGTTTTAGTTTGTTCTTGTGTTTGCATTGCCCTAGCTTTTTCAAGCATTGCTGTGCCTTCTGCTGTTTTTCCTATAGACATCAGTTGTTGAGCCGCCTGAAACAGTTGAGTAGATGTTGCACCCTCTTGAGTAACAGGTGAATAAATACCAGCAAGTTTTTCAGCATCAAGCCTTTCCTGACGTTCCTTTAGACCTCCTCTGATCCCCGTAAACATACCCTCTAAACCAGCGCCCATAGCGGCGGCTCCAGCACCGATGTTAGCACCGATGCGTCCTCCGCTTCTCTGGAACATGCCGCCTACGTCAAATCCTCTAACAGCCATTTGTGTTTCTCCTTAAATTAGCTTTGAGTAGTTGACCATCAAGTAGCCGTGATCTCCACGGGTTACTGCTTCTGGTGCTACTTCTTGAACTTCTTGAGCGATTACACCGTAAGTCGGAGCGTCACCAGCAATTCTCTTGCCTTCCTCGTTCCAATCCCAAGTGTACAGGTTTATTCCGTTAGGTAGTTTACCAACAGGTTCAATGTTAGTTTTCAGAGATACGTCTGACGGCAACCACCAAGGCTTTTTCCCGCCTATTAGGTCACCGATCAAATCACCGGCTGTTTTAGATAAACCACCGACGAGAGAACCAGCGCCAGTAAACATTCCACCGTAGAGTTCAGCAAGGCCAAGGCGTCTGCCTACGTCTGCTTCTAAGTTAGCCAACTGAGCCTCAAGTCCGTACTGTCCCATCTGTCTACGTGCAACGTCAGTCATAGACGCAACGTTGAGTGCAGGAGAGAACGCAGAGAGCATAGCCGCCTGTGGTATGTAAGCACCCTGAAGCGCACTCAAGCCAAGCCCTTGCTGTGCCTCTTCTAACCCAAGACCTCCTGCCATCAAGCCCATGCCGCCCTGTAGTGCACCCATAGCCATTGCTTGCTGTGCGGCTTCTAGAGCTTGTCGTTGAGTAGCAATGTTAGATCCTAGCTGACCGTAAGTTGCACCAATGTCAGCCGCTTGTCTCTGTTCTTGTTGTGCTTGAGTAATAGCCATTAGTGCCGCTTGGTTTTGTGCTTGCTCTTGTGCTTGAGCCATCGCTAGTTGTTCTGGCGTACCCCCAAACATAGCAGTGCGTACACCACCTCTGCCTTGGGCAAACAAACGTTCTTCTAGAGCAAGCCGTTGTCGCTCTTCTTCACCAAGCTGTGTAGCCCTAATTCTGTCGTACACCTCTTGTTCTCTAGCACCCATAGGCATACCAGCCTGACCCATGAACTGCCCACCTAAGCCAAACGCCTGTTGTGCCGCCTGTTGTTGACCAGCGAGGCCAAACGGAGATACGCCTAACTGCTGTTGACCTACGCCCAACAACTGTTGACCAGCAGTTCCTAGTTGTCCAGCGCCAACAGGAGTAGCGCCAAACCTAGAGAGTGCCGCAGATTCCAGAGCACTCTGAAGTTGTTGACCTGTTCCACCTAAAGAATAACTAGTTCCTGTAGGACCACCAGCAATTGTTCCTGTTGGACCAGTGACCGTAAACGGCTGGAACGTTATGTCAGGAGCAGATATTTCAGGGAGAGCCTTATATCCTTCAACAGTAGGATCATATATAGCCTTAATCTGTGTAGGTATCTCATCGTACAGATCAAGAGCTACCCCACCTAAGAGATCGCTTAGAATACCCATTAGTAAGTACCTCTATCTTTATTATAATTCATCATCATAGCGTTTTACCTATCAGTGCTAGTACATTCATTTCCTGTATAGACAGTGCGTAGCCGTTGATGTCTGTCTCAAGACCAACGCTGATTACTGAGCCGTAGCCTGTCGTGTTAATAGAAGAACGGCTAATGATTGTACCTTCTTCAGAAAACTCTGCTACGTTGTACTCAGACTGCCCGTAGAATCCGGGTGTAGCACTGCTAGTTCTAAACGTGCTAGTGCTGGTTGCTGTTGAAAAGTCGTAAGACCACTTGAGAAAAATGTCTGCGTTGTTACCACCAATAATTGTTGGTCTAATCTTCTTCAACATCTTAATCTTAGATGGGTCGCCAAAGCTCAAGCCGGGACTGTAGTAACGGAAACGATAGACACTACCGTTGTCAAAGTAGTTGTTGTACGTTCCTACACCCGCTGTTGTGCCTATGTATATGTCACCGTTTCTGTCCCTGTGGAAACACTTGAAGTCCACACTAGGCCATCGTGTTACCCTGTACGCACCGTTCTCCAGTGTGCCTCGTACATCAAAGCAGTACACGAGGTTGAGATCAGGAAAGCACAGAAGATAGAAGTAGTTCTCAGGACTGTACACCGTGCTAACAGACTCTGTTTTACCCAGCGTGTTAGCAATCAGTTCCTGTTTGATGTTTCTACTCAAGTCGGTAATAGGCAAGGATTTCTCTTGTATAGATCGCCCTAAACTCCTAAGACCTGTCTGTGTCAAAAACAACAAGTCTGTTCCTATGTTCTGTACACTCTTTCTGTCTACACAGCCAACACCCGGAATAGTGTCCTGTATAGCCATATTTGCTGGACTCTCTGCACCACCGTACACCAGCGTATTGTTTTCACCAAACACCACTAGCAGTCCGTTGTGTGCCGCTATAGCTACAACCTTGTCAAACCCGTTAGGCCACGCCTTAGACACATCAATAGATCCGCTAGATCCACCAGAAAAATCGTGTCCTATTAACAAGTCAGACCAGTAGATCGTGTTGTCATTAGTAGCGTTACCTACACACCACACTCGTCCGTAAGCACCTATAGCTTCGTTGGCGTACTGTGCAGAAGTTACAGACGCACCAGCAACACTAGACATTTTAGTAACTGCACCTAGACTGTTGCTGTACACGAGAGGCTCGTAGCCACGTTGGAAGAAGTAAGCGTGATCGTTAAAGTTAAATATCTTCCAGTCGTTAGCTGTAATCGTGTACGATCCCGGCGTAGCGTCAACCAGTGTAGTCGTACCTGTCATAATCTTGTTGTTACCAGTACTAAAGATTACCTCGTTACCAGCACCGTCGTAAAACTCGTGGATGTTAGAGAGGTAGTCAGTACCCAACACAGTCTTGTCTGAAGTTAAAACAGCGTTACCCTTACGTGAAGCTAATCGTCCTCGTCTGTCAATAATAGCGTTGTCTGCAATCTCCGCAAAAGACGTATCCTGTGCAAGCGGAGAATCCTCTGTGTTGATCCCTTTGAACGCAGGAGCAACTAAGTTAATGCTTTGTAGTGGCTGGGCCATCTAGCGTCTCCTACGGTGTGTACCAAATAGTTTCTTCAGGGTGCTTCTGGGCGTCCAGAGCAATAGCGTCAGATAGGTACTTGTCAGCAATAGCAAAGTACTCTGGTGTTGACGTACCGCCTGTCTCCCCACGTTCACGAGCCAACAGAGCTACCGCCATGTGAATCACAGGCTGACTAGGAATAGCCAACGTGTCAGAGTCAGAACTCAAGGCTACGTTTCTGATGACGCTCTTGACCTTCAGAGAGTAAACACCGTCAGGCTTAGGGTACACATCAATCTGTGCGTCACCAGAGCCGTCTATGCCACTAAACGTGTAGTACTGTGGTGCACCAGAGGCAGGAGTGTTTACAAAGAACTTATCGTCAAACCAAGTCTGTGGTCTGTACTCCATAACAATGTTAGACGTATCGTTAATGATGTTCAGGATCTTACCTTGGTCTTGGTATCCCGTAAGCGAGTACGTGTAGTCGTCAGCCGCCGTGGTGATCGTAAGGGTAGACCTAAGATTAGACCAGTCCCAAGCGTTTTCTATGAGTTGTTTTGCATCGTTGATAAAGTCACCAACCATAGCACTGTACGTGTTGGCACTTACGGTTGTTACTGTGTCTTCTCTGAGCCTCCTCAGTACGTTGTTTACTATGTCTAAATAGGTCATACTAAGCCCTCAAACAAGCCTTTCATTACGTTGTTTTTTATGTCTTTTGGTAAAGCGTCAGATAAAAAGTCTACTATTGGAAACTGAGCCGCCGCTAGTAATTCTGGAGCCGCTGTGATGTCAGTAGGTGTCATTTCAAACATACCAGAGCCAAAACTGGAGCCTCCA